CGGAAAACCCCGAAAGACAAACGTCTCAGTGTGGTTCTCAAGCGTCTTCAGGTGAAGTTTAGCAAATATGGTCCGCTGTATTCGGAAGCGTTCATGATGTGGTCTTCTCTGTCAAACGCCACTCTGCCCTGGAAGCTCAAGATATATGAGCATTTGTCTGGGACCAGACAGATCGTTCTGTTGAACCGTGTTGTAACTAAACCGGTGTATATGGCTATTGTCATGCTTGCAGAACAAAGGAAGTTGCCTTCGAAGGGCATAAAGTACTTTGCTCTGCCACGTACAAGTCTGATCAAGAAGCCCCAGAAGAGCCAGTTTGATACTTCAAACCCCGCTGCTTTCTATGTTTCCAAGGAAGAATATGAGACATCGAATCCGGGGCATCCTTCTGTATGGTCTTACAAACCCTGGGATGAGGATGAGGTTCCAGATGTCCGTCTGATGAACACCGATCTCTTCAAGGAAGACAACTACTCTTACCTCTCTAAATCCGTCAACAAGACGTGCGATGCGAGTACTCCGTATTTCAAACTACTACTAAAGCTAGCCCAAGGACCGCCCAGTTAGAATGTTGTCTTTAAGTAATCTGATCAACTCGCAGCAGACAGAGGCTAACCTTAGAAATGGTGATCTACCTTTCCCCAGGATAGAAGGCTATTTACACAATGCGGCTAACGGAGTTCACACCAGATACGTTGCACCCGTTCCCGCTTCTACTTGTGTGCCGCTTTTCTATCCGGTGGGTGCGCCTTATATTGATGTGCCGACAACTAACGCTTTATACGATGGCGCGAGAGGTCCTCTCGCTGCAGGCAAACGTCCGCTGCTTGTACTCCCTACGACTATACCCGGTTTCATTTATCAGTATGAGCGCCGTGATTCTATTGCTGTTGAAGAAGCAAACGAGGTATCACAGATCTTATCGTCTACTGATCTTGCAGCTTATTCGAACACTAGGAAGATGGAAACTGTCAAGCCTCATGTCGTATCTATGTTGTACGGCCACGGTCTACAATTGTTCACTAACTACGCTAGTTATGAGCTGCAGCGTGCCACTGCTGGTTCTAAGATCTCAGCCAATGTTCAGTTGATCTATGAGACTCTATTCACTTACGCTGCCATAGCTTCTAGTTCGAAGACTTTTTCAACAGCACACTGCAGTCCTTGGGTGATAAGTCCAAATGAGCCAATCACATACGGTCCGGGGAATGTTTTTATCATCAATCCCATAATATGCATCGGTCCAACAGATAACAACGCCTTCGCTGTAACCGCAATGATCTCTCCCGACAGGCTGGACGTCGGTTTCATCCTAGGTAAGAACGCTGGTACCGGTGGCCTTAATGCAGACGCACGATTTATCCCTCCACAGAATGATCTCAACTATCTTTTCAACTTGCGTATCAACGACGCGAGAGCGATAGGTCCTGGTGCTTACGTACCATGTTTTAATGGCGATATAGCTCAAGACCCGACGATCACTCTGACTAGTCAGTGGGGTAACGGCACACGTAGAGGCACTCTAGTTATGTTGCCATCCTGGCTGTTCTTGGGGGACCAGCGCGAACGTGACGTCCGGGTAGCTCTATTCATCGCAATGTTCCAACCTCCTCTGTGTTCGGCGGCTGCCACTGTAAACTTTCAGGTTGCTGGGGGTGTTATGCTGGAAGGTCTGATGTACCACACGGCGAGCACACACCGTACGCAATCTACCACTGATATGGTCTTTGTGATGCCCAACCAGGGCACTGATCAGACACAAACCATCGCAGGGAGAGTTATCAACATGCCGAG